CATTTAAAGTATTGTATGACACAATTATATCTACCTTACCAGTTGTAGTACTTTGTGCATTTGCAGGATCGTGAACACACCAATATATTGTTTCGTTCTCAGAATCTTCAAGAGAGCCTAAACATACTGCTTGAGAAGATAATGATTGGTTTAGATATTGCACCTCAGCAATAAGCTCATTACCTCTAGCGTTTTCAATTGCACCTATTTCACTTTCTTCTGTAGACCCTAGTCGAATGTTCATTGCGTCAACATACTCACCTTGAGGCAAGAGTCTCTCGTCAACACTTTTATTCATGCGACCTCTAACAAAACTTCTTTCTATTTTCATTTTATTTTATCCACTTATTCTGTCCACGCAAGTTCATCAATAGTCTACCTGGGTGAATGTTGCTGATTCTAATCTTAGCATTTCTAAGAAGCGCAGTCTTTTCTTTCTTTGCTCGTGCTATAACATACTCCTGAACACCTAACTTATTTGTAAGTATCTCATACTTTATATATGCATACACATAACTCTCAAATAATTTATTTACTGTAATCTGAGAATCATCTCCATTGTATAGACCATCGCTAACGTATTCTAATACGCATAACTCTCCTGCCATACCAGAACTGAAGTTTATAACACCACCCTTGTTATCAATCTTAAAGGTAGGGTTAATGTTTGCTGTCTCTGTATTGAGACCATACCTTGCTCCAATTGCATAATCGAAATACCAATAGCCATCACAACAATATCCTAGCGTCTGATCAAAAGGACTGTTCTCATTTAAGTATATGCTCTTCTTTTGCTTTGTGATTCTATCTACATCTAAGTTAGAATACTCTGGCTTCAAAACATTACCATCCTGATCGAATAAAATTTTACAGTTATTGTCTTGAAGATATGCATCGCTATAGTTGGTCTGAATGTTTTCAGTAAGAGGCATCAACACATTATCTTTGTACATAGATATTCGAACCCAATTGACGTAGTCAGGAGGAAGAACAAAACGTAGACTATCGCATACGTCCAACTCTAAAATTTTAACCTCCTTAAACGCATCGTAGTTTAATTCTTGAACTGCTCTCTTAGCATGAAACAATATCTTATACCTCTCCTCGTTATTTACCAAAGAGTTATTACCATCGTACATCAACAAGAAGTTGTTCACAATGTCTTGTAAAGATATGTATTGATATGAACCCCAGTTGGCATTCTCAGGTGCAGCTCCACCATTCTCGTAATATTGATATGCTGATATATAAGCCATAATTATTATTTTTCTGAAGCAGTTTCTCTATTGTCCATACTTGATGCTACTTTTACAACGTCACTTTCTCTTATAGATAATCCGGCATACTCTAGTATTCTAACTACTAGCGTAGGTTCATCCGAAACAGGAATCTCAAAGTCTTGGTAATCTGCTGCTGTAGAATCAAACAATGGCTCTCCAGTTGCAGTAGGCACATCGGCATAAGTCCACTTAGGGTCTTTAGGATATCGCACATACTGACACACTACATCATCTTGATTGTTTATTGTGGATGGATACGCTGTCAACAGATTCGCCTCCATAGTGTACGCTGGATAAAAAGTATTTGGAGAGGTAATGTTTGAATTCAAAAGCAATCTAATCTTCTTTTGAGATACTCTCTCCATCTGTCTTAATGGAACAGCCGGTGTTGCTTGAGCATCGTAAAAAATACTATTCAACAGATACCAATCAGAAGGTAATGTAAATGTGTTTGTTGCTGCTACAATTATTAGGTTTGATGTTACTGAGAAAGAATCTATAACCTCCTCATCATTCTGCTTTAGATCAGCGTAACCTGTACCTGACTGTCTAGCGTTCTCTTTATTTATCTGATAGTTGTAATCAAAGAAGTAGTTCTCAAATATATCCAACTGAGCTTGCTTTGCAAACAAGTTAAAATCTGAAGGAGAAATGTATCCGTAATTATTTTTGTTCAGTATGGATAGAACTGTATTTCGTACTGAGTTAATCATCTCGTGTATTCTTTACACAAAGATAAACAAAAAAAAAGAGGGCTATAAAAAGCCCTCCGTTTCATAGTCTATCGTAAATATTATGCGTGTTCTTTTTCTAATTGTCTCTCTAACATTTTTAAAGTTGGTAAGCCATCATCAGTCTTCAAGAATGACGCAACAGCATAATTCTTTTCTTCTCCGATAGGAAGCGTTATTAACTTTGTCTTGTTGTTAGGAAGGTTAATGAAAACATCTCTATTCTTGTTTCGTAAACGAAGAATAGTTTCGTCAAAACATCTAGCAACGGTATCCTGAATAAGAAGGCTTGGATCTTGAACAGCTATTAAGAAGTCTTCTGGATAGTTTCTAGCATATACTAGAACATCTCTTTTTATTTCAGCAGTACTAATCTTATCAACATCTAATCCTAACTGCACTCTGGCTATAGTTAAAGTCATGTCTAGACTTAATTCTTTTGCTCTTATTAAAGCGTCTACCTCCATGCTTAATATCTCTACATCTTCTTGAGCTTCTTTCTCATGATCTAATAAACTAAATATTTTATTAAAGCCTGGGTGAAAGGTTAAAAATTGTTGTAATGCTGGATTAGTTTTTGGGACAACTAAAGATCCATCTTCAAATACAATAGGCTCTAATATAAAGTTGCCATCTTGCTCATCCTCAAAAACAGATTTTTGATTCTTTGCATAACGTAAGGCTCTATTCTGAGAACCGTCCCAATGCATAAGGGGATTACTTGAGGAGTTTCTAGAGTTCAACATAAAACTCAATGGGGGGTTTGTTTGATTCAAGACAAATATCATGTCTTTTGAAATGCTATTATTTTTTTTCATTTGATTTAATTAAAGTTTAAAAAAAAGGGGAGGCGAACCTCCCCCTATTTGGTTTTATATTATCCTTGGAATAATACAAAGTTGTTTGCTCCCATGACACAAACAGCTCTCTCAGAAAGGAAGTTAACTTCCATTGCATCTAGAGAAGATGTTCTTGCACCACCAGCAGAACCAGTCATCCAAGTTTTGTATCGTCTGTCCTCAGTCTGAGAAGCTCGGTAACGAACATGAAGGAATGGACGCTTTGCGTTCTTTCCTAACACTTGGTCGTAAACGCTAGTTGAACCAGCAGGAACTAAAAGTCCACTTACTTTACCACCAACTAAACCACCGCGCATTGTTGGGTCATTTAGGTATTTCCAATCTGTCTTGTAGAAGTCATAACCTCTTCGGAATCCTGAGAATCCAAGGTTAAGTGCCATCTCCTCGTCATTGTCAAACAATCCGTAAGATGTACCACCTGCTCCATAAGAGTTCTGAGCAGCAAGCATATCATCGATTGAAAAACCAAACTGACGATCAAGGAAGATTGCATTCTCCTCAATTGCACCTTGCTTATCAAGTCGTGAAATGATAGCATCAAAATCTGCTAACGCTACTGGGAAACCACCGTTCCAAACATTACCTCTTGCGCCTACAGCACTAAAGATACCTTCTGAACCAATAAATCCAGCAGCAGTTGCACCTGAACCAACAGCAGCAGGAACAGCCTCAATCATTGCAGTCTCAAGCATATCATCGAAACGTAATCTTGTTTCATGCTCAGACTTCAAGTACCAAAGGTATCCATTCGCTCCATTCTCAGTTGTAACCTCAACCCATCCAATCTGTGCCATGTCTGACCCACTTACAGCGTAAGTGTCTTTTAGGATGATAGGATTGTTCTCAAGGAATAAGTCATCAGACTCTAATGAGCCAACCATTCCATTTGTTCCTTTTTGGAACTCAGAACCATATGCAAACATAGTAATAGTACTTGCGCCAGCGTAAGCAGCTTGAGTAGCTTCGTAGTATGCAACAGTGAATTGGTTAGCCAAAAGACCCGCAGCAACACCAACACCTGTAACAATTGCTTTGTTAGAGAATGTTGAAGCAGCAGTTTCGTCTGTAAGGAAAACTGTCTGACCAACACGAACAGCAATTGTACCTGTACCAGGGATTAACTGTCCAGCCGGAACTGTAACTGTCTGAACTGTTTCAGCACCGGTGTAACTACCTAATGTACAAGTAGTATACTTTGTGTGCAAACGTCCTTGTTCTGCCCACTTGATGAGGTCAGAGTTGGATGGCATCTCTGCGCCAACCATTCTTAAAAATCCAGAGATGGTACGGTTACCATATCTCTCAAACTCCTTCTCGTAAGTATCCGGAAGATACTGATTCAAGAAATCAAAGTTTGTAATGTAATTGGTAGACAATGCTACCTGTTCTGCTGACGGTTGCAACGCAACTCCACCAGCGACTAATGATCCAGCCATTTTTTTAAATGCCTCCTATTTTATTCAGAGGACTTTGTTAATTGTTTTTTTTCGATCTTATTTTAAGGCCACGACTCGATGTCGAACTAAGTGCCTTGATTTGCGTTCCCCCCTTGCTAGAAACCTCTGG